GTCATAGAGTTTCCAAGTTGAATCTTCTGTGCCAAGACATTAAAAGTACCAGGAGTTTCAAAGAAGATATTCTTTCCTTTGATTTGCAAGTTTCCTTTATCTGCATTGATAGAAATACTGCCCTTAGCAGCAAAGATTCTAATATCAAGACCATCTGCTTCGTTCTTAGAACCTGCTACGATCTCTGTGGTTCCTTCATTGGTGATTCTCAGCATACCATTGGCAGCAAGACTTTGTGTAAAGATCTTACCATCTGCTGTTTCACCAATAATCTTGAAATATTCTGGTCCAGCTTGACCCTCTTGAGGATTGCCAGTATCAATTCTAAAGCACTTTGACCTAGAATCAACGTCTCTTTTACTGTAGTCCTTTTCCTTTTCTGGCATTATTCGATACAGTCAATAACTTGTTGGAGTGTCTTCTCAACCACAGGAAGAGAATTGATAATGGGTTTAATTATAGCACCACTACCAGTATCTGTATTTACCGTTAACTCTGGAAGACCATCTACTGGTGTCACGGTATTTATTCGTGCGGAAACAATTCTTCCATTTCTAACTACGATATCAAATCCATCGATGGTATCATCTGGTGAGTAGTTTGATCCTGGATCTTCGATAACAGCACCAACGATACCAAGTGGAATCTCATCAACAACAGGATATCTGGTTCCACTAGAAATAACTGTAATCGATGTGACTTCACCACTGGCACTGATGTTTGCCTTCGCAAATCCACCATATCCAAGTCCACAACTATCACTAATGGAAACAAATGGTGCGCTCTTATATCCAGAACCACCACTAAGAAGTTCTACACCAACAACACTACCGACTTTATCTACAGCATCAGATAAACCTTCTGTATTATCTACGATGTTGCCCAGAATAGCTTTTCCTATGGCACCTGCACCTCCACCACCGAAGATTGTTACCTTTGGAGCACATGATAATGGGAATCCAGTATAACAATCACCACCTACACCCGTAATACCAGATTGATTGAGTGTAGTTCCGTCACCGAAGATATCCCAGTTGCCAAAATCTCTCTGGAAATCATTAGCAAGATTTGAAGCACCTTTAGCAATGCTCAGTTTGCCAAGGATTTTGTCTACCTGAGATGGTTCATCTTGTCCACCTTCCTCATCACCCTGACAGAATCCTCCACCAACAATATATCCTTTGATAGTTGGGCACTTAGATTCTTCATTACATTGAAATAGTCCCTTAATAGCACTAATGGCATCAATAGCACCAAGAAGGAAATCAACTACCTTAAAAGCAGGAGAGATGATACTTTCAAGTGGTCCTAAAAGAGAAGTAATACCATCAGCAATCTGATCAATGATTGGATTGAGAAATGCTCCACAGAACTGTTCAGCAGCACAAGCAGCAAAGTTTTGAATCTGACCAACAACGTTAGAAAGAAGATTTACTGCAATATCTTCAAGACCATTGATGATTTTATTCATCAAGCACTTGATTCCTTCCATCAAAGCCTTCATTGCTGGTTTAAGTGCAATGATAGATGGTAGTGCTAAACCACCTGTGGATGCTAACAGTGCTTCAACTCCTTCCTTAACTAACTTTTTTATCTTATTAGTTAAGGCATTCATTAAAGATCCGACCAGCATACCGCCGACATCTTTTAGAATACCCGCTGCTGCATATATCTCACTTCTCAGATTACCAGCAAAAGCAAGAACTTTTTTTGCGTCTCTTAAAAAGTTCCTGATTGTATTTGTAATCTCACTGATAGGATCAGTCTCACACTTAGCAAGCTGCACACAATATCCATTAGAAGCATTATCTGGTTTGCCTCTATTTGGATCATTACCTGGATTATAACTGCCTTCTAGGCATAATCCTAAAGCTGCTGCTGTCATTATAAGGTTACCTCCTTGTCATTATTTATTGACCTAATGAATCCTTTCGTGCTTCTGCTGCTATTTCTGCGGCTCTTTCTGGTGTTTCTCCAACCCTTTCAAGACTTCTTTGATATTCAGTTTTTCCATCCTCCCCAATAACAGTATATCGAGCTTCACGACCAACTTTTGAAGAAATAGGAACATCAGCATTAGGATCGTCCACCTTTGTGGAATCAGTGGCACCAGTTCCTTGCTTCACTGCTGCTATTGCTTCCTTTTCTTCTTCAGACTCTGCTGTTTTAGAATCATCTCCCTTGGTTGGATTTACATTAGGTTTAGTTGGTAGAGTCGTTTCTCCACCCTGATCACCACCAGATGCAGTAGTCTTATCAGAAGTCTTTACATCACCACCATAGGTAGTCAAACTTGTTCTGGCAAAATGACCGACAATCCACCCAGATTGCCGATCACTGTTTGAGTGCTCACCAACAACCATATCACCTTCAGAGTAGTTGACTGATCTAGCTCTTAGACCATCACCAGATCCTTCTGTCGGTGGAAGTAAAACATCAAACCAAGGTAGTTTATCAACTGGAGTTGTTGGTAAATCGATACCAATCCTACGGACACGATATCTTACACCATGTCCTTTTTGTTCGATGTTTTGATTCTTATCTAGTTGTACAATGTGACCAACAAATTTATCCATTAATCGTCGTATACTCTACACTCTAGTGCATCTGGGTTAGCATCACAATACAGTTCTAATCCTGTAGGATCATGATCATCTTCTGGATGGTGTTCTTTATATGCCTTCAATGCTTCTAACTCTTCTTCGGTATGTCTCCGTGCTTGTGGAGAAATAGTTGGATCATTTAGAAGATCCTCGTCCTTTTGGATGTGCTTGTCGATGTTTTCCATTTAGTTTTTCGTCCTGAAAGGTAAGTCTCTGACCAAAAGTGCTGATGTATATGCCTTTTGTTGGTCGAATGCATGACAAACTGCTGCTACAATATATAGTCCCGCAGCATCAGCGTTAACAATTTCATCCTCCATAGAGCAGTTTACACCCTCTTTCACTTTTTGAATATTCAATTTGACGGCACTTCCAGCAATCAAAGAAGTGTTTGCTGGAACAACCATTGTTACCATTCTACCAAAGAAATTGGTATAACGTGCAGATGCTGGAACTTTTGTCTTATATGGGTTTTCAGATAAAATGCAGTAATCTTCAGGTCTTCTGAAGATCATATCAGTAGATCCACTAAACTTAAGATTATATGATTTGATTGCTTTTTGAAAATCTTCTGGATTTTCAAAAACAGATTTAACATCAAGACCTTTAAAGTTGTAGAAAAGTTCTGTTTCTTGTGATCCACTAATTGGTTGATAGAATGCTTGTCCAGCAATCGGATCAAAAGATGCTTTAATCCCTTGATCGTACCTAGCAGCTTTTTTAAATGTGAAGTTATTAAATCTTTGATCTAAGTGAAGAATGGTTTTTGCAGACAGTGCTGGATTTTCAATCCCAGGATTGACACCTGTATAGGTATATTCATAAAAATTCTCAGTTTGTTGAACCCTTTCTTCCTTTGCTTCTTCTATTAAAGTATCGACTGCTTTAAAATGGTGCCCAAACTTTGTTTCATAAAAGAAGAATCCAGCATTATCTTTTGTCGCTGACTTGGCAGCAAGAGCCATTATAGCAGGAAATGTCTCATCTTTCTTGGTTGCACCAAAAGTAGCAGTGGTTTGCTCTGTAGATTGGTCTCTATATTTAATATCTTTATTAAAACTTGCTTTGTAAATCTGGTTAGCAATGTTACTTGTGGTTCCAGTTACGGTTCCTGTCACTTGATTAACACTATCTAAAGTATCAAGCCACGTGCTAGTACAGTTTAACTTAAAAACTTCTACAAATTGATTACTGGTATACGCAGTAACTTGGTCAACAAACATTGTCTGCTTCAAACCATAAGAAGCATCATTATTAGTTTTACTGGTATAATCATATATTTCAAAATCAATCTTCTCACCACCCTCGATCATATATGTGTCACTGATTTTCTGTTTTCCATTTGGATTTGCAATGATGATAGTGGCAGTAGTTGTTGGTGATAGTAAAGTCTCATAGTATAGAATCTCACCGACAATATTTTCGATCTGAACTGGTTCGAATCCTCTACCCTCACTACCATTGGCAGATCTTCTTGGAGTAATTCTAACGGATGTAATCTTACTGCTAAAAACTGGATTTTCCATTTATATTACCTCAATCAGAAAAAAGTGGACTTGATGAAGGTTCTCCATCAATAGAAACGACTTCGATTGTTATGTTAGATGCTCTACTAAATGCCTCTTGATATCTATTTCTCCTTTCTTTACTGATAGATGGTGGGAGTTTAACCACTACCGTTTCATTTATCTCAACTACTCTTGGACCTGGTGATCTAGTAATTTCTTCACGACTTCTCACTGGAGGAGGTTCCACATATGGTGACCCATCATTGGTTCCTTCTCCAGATCTAGGATCTAAGTGACCAACGTAAGTTTTACCAGACCCAGGAATAAATGCATTGATTCCCAATCTAGCGTATCCACTTCCTGCAGCTCCAGGAGTAAGTGATCCATTCCATTTACCAGTCGGTCTTTGAAGGTCATTTACTGGAAATGGGACCATTGTTCCTTTTGGCACAAAAACATCCAAAGCTCTACCTTGAGCACTATGAGTATGTAAACTAATTCCTACTCTTATCAGTTCTTCTATTTTTTTCCTAGTCATGTCTCTAGTAAATCCTTGTCCATTAGCCAATTCAACAGGAACCCCTTGCTGTAGTAAAGCTTCTATTATGTTAGCAGTATCAGAAACAAGAGCATTAATATCACCAGTATCTGTAGCAAAGTGACCATGAACCCATCCCTGAGCATTTGAGACACGACCACTAGACCCAAACATTGCCTTACCTTTACCAAGGTAATCTAGATTTACACGTCTAGCCAATGGTTCTGCTGGAGTCACTCCTGTTTTAGCACCAGTAAGTTCTTCTCTGGCTTTCTTTGCTGCTTCTTCATTTGTTAGATCTGGGTTCTTCTCCTTTATGTCTTTTGCTTTTTTGTGTTGAAGAACAAGATTTTTGACAAGATTCCAAACTAACCCAGGAAGTTCCTTCAGGAATCTACCTAAAGCACTAGCAATGTCTGCTAGCATATCACGGGTTTTCTTCTCAGATGTTTCGTCTAACCCTGCTTGTCCACCAAATCCTAGTTTTTTATAAAGACCCTCAATACCATTCCATAGACTAGAGAAGAACCTAGTTATAGCAGACCAGAAATCTGATAAACTTCTTATGAATTGTTGTGCTTTCTCAACGAATATTTTTACTTGTTTTATAATAGCTGGCAATGCATTGAGCATCCAACCAAGTAAAGCAAAACTGAAGAATAAAACAACTTTTTGTAGGGTATCAGATAAAGTACTACTTCCCTTAAAGGCTAAACTTGGTTTTTTCAAAAAGTTTCCAGCAGATAAGTTTAATCCACCACCACCTCTAGATTGTTCTCTCTTAGTCTCTTCTTCTTGCCTTTTCTTATTTTCTTCTAATCTTGCTGTGAACTGTTTTTGTTTTGTTTGTAGTTGAATATTTAATCTTCTATTCTTTAAAAGTGTTTTGCGAATGGCACCAACATTTTTCCTCATGGAAATGATGCCACTGTTTAAACCAGAAAAATGTTTTGCATCTATTAGCATCATTTTAGATTACCCCCCATGCATTGTACACTTTCCTGGCATGTTGTAAGAAGGGATCTTCAATGTTGAATGGATTGATGTTACTGGGTGATCCAATATCTGCTGGGTCATTTCCACTGCCTTCTTGATAGTCTGGTTGGACTTGAATGTTAGCAACAAAATCAATGCCAGTATCAACAAAGCTGGATACATTGTTCTTTATAGAATCAATCTGACCTTGCATACCTTGTATAAAACTGTTATTAGCTATTTGTCCCATAATAGCTCGTCCAAAACGACCAAGAGCATACTCTGTTTGACCAGACTCAAGAACAGTTGGGTCATAAATGTTTTGTCTTGTTATTCCAAGATCGTTTTCAAGATATCTTCTAGCTTGATCAGGTAATCTATCATATAAAGTTCTCATTGTATTTTGAGTTCTATCAAAAGTTCCCAATGCTTGATCATATTTTCGTTTAGATCTCTCCATGTCAGTCTTAAGACTCCTGAGAGTAGGATCAGTTTTGAGAAGTTCGTCTACGGTTTTACCACCTGCGGTTACCCTAGCCACATGATCTTGATATTTTTTATCATCCATCTCCATTTGAGATTTCAGTGTGCCAACACGATTCCTATCATTAACATAGTTTTTATAGAAACTTGCTAGTTTATTTGCTTTTTGATAAAAACCTAACCTTTGGACATTTTGACTTTGATTTGCAGTAAAACTTTCTGGAGTGAATGTTTGCTGTCCGATGGTTTTAAACTTTCGTGATCCAGTCTTCTCATAGACAGTAAACTTCTCAAAATAATTATCCATCAACCCTTCAATTTGATCTGATCTAATATATCTGTTGCCACCAAGATCTAGATACTGATAGTTCTCTGTTGATCCTTGCGTCCCAGGTTTTGAATATGATTCACCTTGTTCATATTTTAATCCTTTTGTTGGATCAAAAATATTTTGTCTTCCTTGAAGAGCTGTGTTTCTAATTCTTCTTTGTGCTCGTAATCCTGGATCTAAAATATCTCCTACTGCTTCTATACCTTCAAACAGAAGAATACCCGTACCAACACCCAAAAGAACTATCCATGTTGCTGGATTCAACAATGCTCCCATCAAAATAGGCAGTGTCGAAACAATAGTACCAAGAATTCCCATAATAACTGGGATACCAACTTGAATAGCTAACAATACTCCACCAGCAACTGTAAGAGCAGTCAGCACTTTTGGAACAAACTGCTCTAGTTGTTTTTTCTTAGTTTCTTTATTTTGCTGGAACCATTGAATCAATCCACTGGTAAACCAACCAACGAAGGTAAGTGTAAAAAACTTAATGAATGGATCCAAAAACTGTTTTATAGTTCCAAAGATAGCTTTTGCTGGTTTAGCAATAGCACCCTGAATAAATCCAGCAATTTTCTTTGGTGCTTCTAAAGCAGATTCTACTCCAGATCTTCTTAAGTTCTCTGCTTTTCTAGCAGTTTGTGTTTGCTGAACCTGCTGTTGTCTTACTTTATTTGATGCTTCTTGTGATAATAACTTATTAATAGAGATTAGATTCTTATTAATGGCATCAACAGACTTCAGGAGATTTCCAGTAACTTTAGGCGTAACTACTCTCATACCACCCAATACTGGTCCTCTATCTCTATTAAATCTCCTGAAACTTGATGAAGTTATTGCCATTAAGATATACCATTAGCTTGTTGCTGTTTCAACTTCTCATCTTCTAAATGTTGTTGGAGCAGTGTTAAATAGATTTCCCTTTCCCAAGGGATCATATTTTCAAGCTCTGTCAAGCTATATTTATGATGCTGCATCAAGGCAAAGTTTACTTTGTAGTATGACTCAAGATTTTCATGAGCCATACCTAACTGAAAAAACTTGCCAGTCCCTCAATAACTACATCAGACTTAACACCTGTTTTTGGATTAGTAATCTGAACAGTGTGACTAAGTTTGGGCATCGTTGTAAAGAACTCTTCAAGTTGTTTAAACTGAGTAGTTCCCAATCCTTCAATAAACTCAAGCATCTCTTCTTCACTGTGATCTGAAGATGCCCAAGATTCTTCCTCGGTGAAAATCTGCTCAACACATTTTGCGATCATCTTGAAAGACTGGTCAATCTGATCTAAACCTTCATCGGAGAAGTTCTCTTTAATGAACTCTGACAGAGATGGGTATCTCATCTTCATGGAGAACTGTTCGTCCAGTTTGATGATATTGGTATGATTAGGATCTTTCTGTACTTGAATATCACTCAGTGGGATTGTAGCCTCTACTCTGGTTTCTCCGTCATCAGGGCATGTAAGAATAACATCGACGGTTTCACCAACAGATTTTCCACGAATATTCAGAAACAGATATTCAATATCAAATGTAGAGAGTTTCTCTACTTTGATTCCTCTAGTTAGAATACAGTTAGAAAGAACCTGCTTTACAGCACTAGTGATCTGGTTCATGTCTTCACTTTCCATGGCAATGATAAGAAGTTTTTCTTCTTTCACCAGGAATGGTCTATACTTAACTTTTCTATCGGAAGAGGGAAGAATCAGTTCGTAAGTAGGTGCGTCGATTTTTGGTAAAGACATAATGTACTCAAAGTCGTGTTTTTATTTAGTGCGGTTATCTTGGACCAGTGCCATTCCTTCTTTGAAGTGGTGTTGGTTGTGGTTGTGAAGTTTCTGTTGGTTTCCCAGTAGAACCTTCTAAGTTTGCTTTTTCATTTGGCTTTTCAAACTGTACCCAATCACCTCTTTCATTTCTTGCTTGATTAAATGCTTCCTTGAGTGCTTTAGAGTAACTATCAATAGCACCAAAGACATATCTATCATATGCAAATCTAACGGTTACTTCTAATACTCTAGAAGCATCATACGATACTTGTGTAGTATTAACGTTGATTGGGAAAGCATTCATGAAGTTGTATTCAATACGGTTATCATGGTCCTTGTCAAATTTAAGAAGTCTGATTCTTTCACACTTGTATTGATCGGGATATTTTACTCTATAGTAATAGTTGTCTTGATCAAAACTCAGGTTATCCCTTTCATTAGATCCACTGAGAATATATTCTTGCCAGAGTTCAAAGAACTTTTGAACCTTGTATTCGTAGTCAACATAAAAAGTCATGTCAACTTCACTAAACTGTCTTCTATAGACAAACTTTTGTGTTACACCTGGATATTGATCGATTGCTTCTTTAGTGTTTAACTGAGTGCCAGGAAGTGCAGCACGACGGCAGTATTCACCAAGTTCTCTGATTACAAAATTAGAGTCAACCCCTCTTCTTGCAAGATACCGACTTAAAGAAGTAAGTCTACTAATACCTCTAAACTCAACCTTATAATGAGATGTTTGTGCTACACGGCTAAAGTTAGCAATAAAATCACTGGTCGATCTTGGTTTTAAGGTCTCTCTATTAAATGCCACAATAAATACCTCTGGGAGTTGCTGATCATAATATGTCTTACAGTGGTAGATATCGACCCACCAATATCAAAAAATATAAGGGAGATTATCGTAATATTATTTATCGCAGTTTATGGGAACGTAAGTTCATGGTCTACTGCGATATCAATGAAAATATTTTAGAGTGGGGAAGTGAAGAGTTAGTAATCCCATATAAGTCACCTATTGATAATAAGTGGCATAGATACTTTCCAGACTTTTTCATCAAGTATCGTGACAGTAGGGGAGTTATTAGGAGATCGATTATTGAGATCAAACCTAAGAGATTTTGCGAAGCACCCAAGGTTCAGAAAAAAAGAACCAAAAAATATCTCTATGAAGTCACTGAGTATGCCAAGAACCAGGCAAAGTGGGAAGCAGCAAAAGAGTTCTGTGAAGATCGTCGTTATGAGT